CAAGGAGGATTTATAACTCTTCCGGATGATGAAAAAGAAGATAGCATTCCTAGCCCAATAAGAGAGTATTATTAATGGATATAAATAATTTAACAAACGTATATAATCAGAACCCAACTTTACAGGGTCAATACAGCTTACAACAATATTTAGATTTGTTTGGTGGAAGTTCTACAGGAACTCCAACACCTACACCAACTCCAACACCCACACCAACTCCTGTTCAACCAGGACAAGGAATTATAAATCAAAACATAAATCAATATCAAGGCGGAGGCGGAGGAATACAAGGTCTTACCTTAAATGCACCCACAACTGCAAGAGCTGCTCCTATTAATAGTGCAGCGTTTAGAGATCCTTTAAATGAAAAAATAGCAAATCAAATGAGAACACAAAATCCTAATTTAGAAAGTAGAACTAATGCAGAAATAATTGCAAGTAACCCAAACATGTTTGACATAAAAACAGATAGAGGTTTTTTTCAAAACACAGTAGATAATATAGGTTCAGCATATAAATCTTTTAAACAAAGTCCTATAGGAATAGGAATGTCTTTTATGAATCCTGTTTCTGCACTAGCGAGTGTTGCCGGAATGATGGGTCGAAAAGATATTTCAGACATAGATGCAGCTTTTAATAAATCAGGCGATACATACACTTCTGCAGGTGGGATAGGTAACAAAGATAAATATGGAATTAATAAAGTTTCTGCATTTGGAAACTATGCAGACTATGTAGGAAAAACTGCAGACACAACTGCAGAAGCATATGCAGCAGCTGTAGCAAAATTAACAAAACAAGGATTAACTCCTGCACAAATTGCCAAAAGAACTAAAAATTTAAGAGAACGAAATGAATATTACGAAAAACAAAGACAACGAAGAGAAGAAGAACGAATGGAAGCATCCGCAAAAAATAGAGCAGCAGCAAATAAAATTTCAAACAGATTAAAAAATGAATACGAACAACAAAAACAAAGAGATGGTAGAGATTTCTCTGTAAGCGGTCCGGACACATCAGCTAACCCAACAGGTAAAAGTAACCAAGCTAGTTCTGAAAGAGGTTATGCATTACATGGGGCTAAAGGTGGTATTGTACCAAATGGTCTTTCTAGAAAAAGCTATTTCGACGGCGGCATTGTCAGTCTACGGAGACGGTAATGGCAGAAACGCTATTTACAGACATCATAAAAAATTTAGGTAAAACAAAAAAAGAAGGTAAAATTTCTGGCGGCTATCGTTATAAAGATGGTAAGTTAAACATCGGTGGTGGTTACTATGGCGATGACACGATGTTCGAGGTCGACGTTAACAAAGACGGCGGTAACATATTATTTAAAAAAAGATTCGCGGACGGCGGATCGACTAACGGTTCCGGCGATAAAGCATTTACCGGAAAAGTAAAAGAGCTGATGGATGATGGCTACGAGTTTGGTGAAGCAGTCAAAGAGGCTATGAGACAGGGGTACGCTAAAGGTGGTTTAGCTAAACCAGAACTACAAAAACTAGATTCTGTTTTTAATGAAGTTAACAAAAGAGGATTAAGACCTCAAATAAAAAGATTATATGATTTAGGATATGGTGCAGGTGAGATTGCCAAAAGATTATCTACAGGTGCTAACAAAGTTTTATTTGAAGGTAGTACAGGAAAAAGTAGAATGCAAAGATATTTGCAAAAAGCAAAACAAACTTATAATTGGAATG